GCACATTGCTGCGAAGCCGAAGACTATCGCACACACCTTCGATATGTCCGAGACAGCGATTTTCCTCGCTGACAAGGATGACGGAATGGGCGATATCCGCTCCGTCATGAAGGAAGAGATGGGCAAGCATCACGCTGAGATGGTGAACAAGATGCTTTGTACCGATGTTGACACACCTGCGGGTAACAACTTCGAGTCCTTGGACCGAGTTACTGCAGCACACAATGACGATGCAAACTCTAAGACTGGACTAGAAGATGACCACTCCAATCTGAGCGCTAATGGTGACCTAGACATCTACAGTATCAGCAGGAGTGCTAACACTTGGTCTAACGCTGAAATGAGCAACAATGTAGTGAGTGACACTGCTACTAACAGAACCTTGTCTCTAGACATACTGGACGAGATGTTCCAGAAACTCTGGGTGCGTGGTGGTAACCCCAAGGTTATCCTAACCGGATATGACACTTTGATGAGAATTCAGCAGTTGCTGCAGTCTCAGCAGAGGTTCATGGAAGAGAAGAGGGTCACTCCAACCTACAACGGTGTGAAGGGTGTACCCGGTATCGAGGCTGGATTCATCGTGGCAACCTACAACGGTGTCCCGATTATTCCGACCAAGAACATGTTGGATGATTCTGCTAACGCAGGTTCGTCAATTAGCAGGATGTACTTCCTCGACACAGACTACCTACACTTTAGCACAGCGATACCAACTCAGTATTTCGAGTCTGGAATCGAGACTGGCGACCCGTTCGCTATCAACAGGCTGGGCCAAGAGGGACTATACCGAACCATGGGTGAGTTGTGGACCACTTTCTTTGGTTCTCAGGGGAGTGTGCGAGACCTCAAGTGAGGGTATCGCGGAAGTGATTAGAAAAAGGAGATGATGAAAAATGGCAGACACATTAACAGTAACAGGCAGTAGCACAACGGCAACTCTCGTTGGTTCATGGGAACTACGCGCAGGGTCGCACGACACGACAGAATGGCTAGACGGAGCAGCAGATGTGAGTTATCCGGGCGGAGGTCCGGGTACTTTCCATCCCGCAAACTCTGATGGAGCAACTGGGTACGACCCGGCTCCTAAGATGGCCCTGATTACACTTGGTTCAACGACTAACGGAGCCACCGTCACATTAAGTGGCGGCGCAACATCAGTTCTCACAGCAATAGCAACTGGTGGTACAAGCGCAAATGCTCAGACGCTCGGCGCAACCATATCCGGTTTGGTAGTTACACTACCCACAACCGGAACCGTAACCAGTGGACAACTTGTGGTATTCTACAACTGAGGTGGCTAAGTGCCCACAGTAACCTACACAGGCAAATGGTCTTCACGCCGAAATAGTGATGTCCATATGCCCGATTGGGTGCGAGGGCGGCCGGTGGAAGTCTCTCAGACTTGGTTAGATGAACACAGAACTGCCGTCGATTGCGATTTTCGTATCGAAGGTGACGATGGTGGAAGCGATGGGCTACCCGATGAAAACTGGAATAGACCAGAGATAGTCGAGTGGCTTAGCGATAACGGGATAGACCTTGGAATTGGTTACAAGACTAAGTCTACCCTTCTCTTAATGGTCGATGGTGTATTAAACCCAGCCCCTGTCGTGGAACCAGTAGTCGAGGAGACTGTTGAGGAAACGATTGAGGAACCAGTTGAAGAGACAGTTGAAATTGACGATATAACAGACGAGGAGTGATAAAAAATGGCATTTAGTAGTACATTAGATAATAGAACACATGTAATGGGTGACCTGATGATGGTTACCGGAGATTGGAATGCAGCAAGCGTTGCGACAGGCACGATAGTAACCGGCCTGACTGAGATACTTGCTTGCGGAGTTACTGGCGATACTTTTGGAGATGTGACAGGTGGAGGCGTTGATGGCGCATTCGCTATCGTGACAGATGCAGCCCCCGGCTCTCTCACATTAGATTGCGTAGCCAGTAACACTGGTTCTTGGTGGGCTCTAGGTAAGCGCTGAAACAGGCGGTTATCTAGATGGCAGCAGGAATAGATGTATTGGGACCTTATGGTCCTGCGGAGTTCAAGGAAACTAACCTTACCACGCTTAGCGCTACAATGACTAGCGATGTTGCTTCTCTAGGCACCATCGTTTCATGTGAACCAGTATCGGTTCTCGGTAATGTGTTTCTCATAGTGTATACCTCGAATTGATAGAGATAGAAGGTGGTGTTGGTGAATGTCAGAATTTCAACTTCACACTCTCGATATTGAAGACATTGGTAGAGCACAGAAGCAGAGTATTCGTGCAGATATCAACTACGAAGTCAAGACTGAAATTGACGCTGATGCCCCACTGAAGGGTATTACAAAGAAACAGAGAACTAGAGTCTCCGAGATTGGAGATGTTCTCGATATCGGTGCGGGCACTCGATGCAAGCACTGTGGTATGCTCCATTTTCTGTGGCGAGCCACTTGTGGTGCATGCGACAGACCTATGGAGTACAACCTAGGTAGCCGTAACGAGGAGGCAAGGCTGTGAGTGCATTCAACAAGGCTTGGAGACTCTTGAAAGAGAAACAGAATATCCATTGGATGTCCCCGCGCAATACTGGTGATTCAGAAACCCCTCTTGGATGGATAAATGGTCATGGGCCATATCGTGACCTTCACGAACTACTGGCCGATGACCCTGACGGTTTTTATCAAACCGTCTCCGGCCATGAAGAAAAAGGCCCATTACCGTGGAAGAATCATGAAATTGTAGATGGGGAAGTACAAGAGAAAGACCGTAGTGGGGAAGTGCCCGGATTACCGGGTATGTTTTTCGACGCTCAAGGTAATTTGATGACCAAGCAGTTTAGGACTAGCGTTTTGTGTCAAAAGTGTCAAGGCCCCGCTGATGATGGTAACATGGTTGACCAAAAGTGGCTCTGTAAACCATGTCAAGGTTTGAAAATGACTCAAGGTGGATGGCGGCCTGCTGAAGATGTATCTGGTGGTTTCTGATGCCAGTGATTATGACCGCATTCACCAAGGCTTGGAACTTTCTGAAGGAAGGGGAAGAAGAGTCGTATCTCGGTGAAAATGAATTTCTGGCTCAAAGGCGAGCGGAACAGGAAGCCGAAGAAAGAGTGATGCGTTTGAATGATGAAGCATTAAGAACAGAATATCATAGTGTGCCTTGCCCTCGTTGTGGTGCTACTGAGGAACAGCCTTGTGTAGGTCCACCATATACTGACCGAAGAGCACAACATAATGTTCACAAGGAAAGAGAACTGGCTATGGGTAGAGCAAGGATGGGTGAATAATGCCGCAAGTATTCAGTCCGGGTGAACCTGAGACTAGACCTCTTGACCCCACTGCAGCAGTGTACACCACAGCACAGAAAGTCGCTGACCTTCTCGATATCGGCCCTCAGGAAGCCGTTTTGGTCAATAGTGACACCACTCTATCTGTGATTGGTGGTTCAGGTAATGATGTTGCTAAGGTCTACATCACTGGTGCGGATTACAGAAACATCGGTTTCTCTGTAGGGGACACTATACTCGTTTACAGTGATGCTGACCCACTAGGTATTACTGCTGATATCACAGAAATATCCTCTACGATAAACGGGGTCGCGCTCGGTTTCATCAGTGAGGGTTTGTCTGCCACAAACTACCAAGCGGCTGATAACACATATATTCAGAATCAAGCATCGTTCACCAATGGTAGAACTCGTGGTCTGACCAAGGCTAAAGTCGAGAGCATTATACTCCGTATGCAGGACCAAATTGACAATCATACTCATAACGCGTGGAGGCCATATCTGGCTAGCGCAGAATACATCAACTTCGATACCTACAAACCATATCGCCGCCGATACTACACTGACTATGTCGGTACCTCACCTCTCCTCTATCGAAATGTCCAACAGGTTCTCAGATTGGAACTATGGCAGGGAGATGACTACCGTGAAATAGGTACGGCTGAGGCTAGACTCAGGCTACCGGATGATGTCCGCGCACTCACTGGTTCCATAGTTGTTTCACCCGGCAATGGGAGCGCAAGTTTGCTCTCAATCGGCAGTGGTACTACGAATTGGAGAGCCGATTTTGACAAGGTTACATCGGCACAAAATCTGGCCGACCTCATCAATAAAGAGGATAGAGTAGGCAAAACTGCAGTCGATTTCTCCCCTGCATTCACACTGGAAGGAAGCACATCCAATGTGGCTGTGCATAACGAGTTCCTTGCTTCGTCGAATGCTGACTATGGAACTGGGATTGTGAAGATAACCAGCATGAGAGAATCGAAAGGTGGAGAGACCTGCTCCATTGTTACAACAGACAGCAACATAGAAATTAGTCAAACCAGTTCTTCTTCAACTACATTCACCAGCCGTGGAGCAACTACCATCAATGTCGCTAGCACATCTACATTTGCAGATGCAGGAGTAGTAGTCGATTCCAATGGGTATGTGTTTCGTTATACAGGTAAGACAGCGACCTCCTTCACAGGTTCCGTGATTGTTCTTTCTGCGAATACTACTCTTTCAGATATTTCTGGCACTCTCACTCAACATCAGTTGTCGATTGACTTGCATGGTGGTAGTGCGTCTGGCGACAGAGGTAGACTGCGAGATTGGTGGCTCGACCACGAGATGGGCATCATTTACTTCAACAACTCATATCCATTCTTTGAGTGGAATGCTATCAAAACCACATACATCTATGGAGAGCGCTATGTGGATAAGGGAATCGAGGACATCTGTACCAAAATGGTCGCTATTGATATCCTGATGAGTGATGACCGCAGTGTTCTCATTCCAGAAGGGACACAGAATGTGGACCTAACATCAAAGATTCAACTCTACAGAGCAGATGTGGATAGGACCTACCCGAGGTATATTGAGGTGGTTGCGTTTGAGTAATGACCCTGCATATGCTGATTGGAAGAAGGCAATGAGAGAAGAGTATGCCGCGAAAGACACGCAGGCTGAATTGCGTAAGATTGTGATAGAAGGACCAGAAGAGTATTTCCAAAAGGTGAAGAGACAAGAAATGCGTTTATCCGATTTTGTAGAAGAGGATGGCACTGTAATGAGAAAATCAGGTGACCCCGCTACACAAGAAGAAATCAATGCTATGAACGAAACAGTTGAAAAGCGTATGTTAACTGAATCACCTGCACTCATTGAGCACAAGTTAACATACAGAGGAGGCACTCTAGAACCTGATTTTACGGCTCATGAGAGGGACAAGAAGAGGAGGAAGAAGGAATGGTAGCGACATTTCAAGAAGGCATAGAAGCCGTCCTCAATGTTCTCCAGACCAACTGGAATAGAGGTAATACCAATAATTTCAAGCCTGTAATCATCGACATCGCTGACATTGGACCTGAGCGTGGAAAGCGTCTTGATTTGGATAGAACTGACTATGTTCTCGTCTTTGAGACGGCTCACAACGAGGAATTGCCGGAATTACTCTATGATTTCGTCACAACAAGAATCAATATCACGATTGATATGCGCACAGCGAGGAGTCGTGACCAACTGAATAAGATGGAAAATGAACTCCGTAGGTGCATACATCTGAAGAGAAAGGGCGATGGAGTGAATTTCGACAGGTTAGTATACAAAACCCGCACAGATTTGTCCGATAGGAGCAAGCGGTTGTTCAGAATGACCTTCCAAGTTGAGGTAGTAATCTTCGCAGAACTAATACCATGAGGTGAAAAAGATGCCATCAACAGTCTACAAGGGTGATTTAACGGAAGTGACCTTCGGTCATGAAACGGGATTGACATTAGAGCATGGTTATGCCAGTTCTTTCCTTTTTCGTGCTGGGGAGGGAGACAAAGATACAGTCGCTGACACAAGCAAGATAACATTCAGAAGCGGAGTGGCAGCAAATACTCCAGTCAGTAGTGGGATTTTGAGATATCCAAATGGGATGTTAGTGGGTAGCAGGGTCACTTTCTCCATAGCATCTGGTGGTGAGTGGAGCACAGATGATGACTATGCTGCTAAGGGGAGGCAGTATACCATCATCAAGCAAGAGGTTGCTACTAGTGGTGATAACAGTGGGTTTACGGAAATTACACTTTCACCTGCTCTGAGAACTCTCCATAGTGCAACCGAAGGAGATAAGGATTCTGTGGCAGGAAATGTACTGCGCATTCATGCATTTACTACTCCTTCGATTGATGTCAGCATGGCTCACGATAACGCTGCCAATGCATCTGCGGAGCGTGTACTTACTGACCAATTCGTTGGACTGGTAAGCACTGTGGCTCTACCTGAGACCAAAGTGGACCTCAAGAGATTCCATGTCGTTGGTCTTGGTAGGGATGTAGCGATACAGGTACCGGGAAGATACACGAACACAGAGGGGTCATTTGAGTGCAATATACACAATGGTAGATGGTTCTACTACTGCCTCGGTCATGAGGTAGTAAAGCCCCACGATACTACGAAGAATCAAGGCCATGGGAGTGATTCATTTATTCTGTCTTCTGCTGTGAGTGCTGGAGATGATTACATTCAGATTGACAATGAGGATGATACCGGAAATCATGCTGCTATCGGTGGTGCTGCTGTGAATATTGGCGATTACATTATTCTCGATACCGCTAGTAGTATGGTTGATGTTCAGACATACAGAGATACTGCTGTTGGTGGTGGGCTTCCTGCTGATGCTTGGCCTGCTGTTGGTGTAGACAAGATATTCGACAAGGCAATCAACGAAGAGGTCAGGAGGATTGCAGGTATATGGTGGTCTAACGGTGATGCTAAGATATGGCTTGATGACCCATTATCCTATTCTCATCCTGTGGCTGGTACGACTGTTACCTTCGCTAGATATGCCACAGATGATAGCAATGGTAGCCCACATAGAGTAAAGGCTACTGGGGCGATAACCTATCCAATTGAGCATCTGTTCTTCTCTCGCACTACTGTACCCTCCTTTTCTATGGAAGTGAGCGTTAGAAGGCGTGACATGGATAGTAATGAGGGTGATATGGATGGCGGAGCCGGAGACTCTAAGCAACTCACTCGTGTATTCAGGGGTTGTAAGGTCAAGGAGTTCTCCCTCACAGCAGATACAGATGCTGCACTGAGGCTCACTGTTGGCTTTGACTCGGCACTTTGCTACACGGATACTGGTAGGTTAGAGGCAGCCAATAAGGGTGATAGATATGATACTCACAGACTCTTTGAGGATACGGCTGATACCGAAATGAAGAGAAAGCAGTCTGGAATCGAGAAGGGAACGCAGAAGCCATTCATGTTCTACAATGGAACGATAACTGTCGCAGGGGCATCTCTGGGTCAGGTTGTCTCATTCACACTCAACGGGAAGACCGGAGTGGAGCAGTACTATACAATCAACGGAGCCAGTGTGGTTGATTCAGCGACAGACCAAGTGCCTCAGGCAGGTACTCGCAACCCGAAACTCGCTGTGGAAGGTAAGACTGAGTATGACCTTGAGATGGAAATCATCGTCGATGACCCATTCCTGTACCACAAGATGAGGAGAGCAGTGGACCACTTCGATGATGTTGATGAGGCTGCACAGACTGATGCAGACATGATTCGCCTGTCTTTCACCAAGCAGGGTGGAGCGACCCCGCTTGAGCAACTGGATATCCTGATAGATGACTACTTCATCACAGAGGCTCCCCTCCCAATCCCAGAGGATAAGGGTCCAATACGCTCTGTCCTCAAAATCCTGCCCAAGTCCATGAAGGTCGTGAGCAAGGATACGATACTACACGCGTGATTACTATGACGGCATTCGACAAGGCTTGGTGTATTCTCAAGTATGAGTCTGAGGGCCAATTGGCTAGGCGTATTGCTGAAGG